AGCGTCGTTAACTGACTGAATACCGCCGAGCGTGTTAGCACGCTGCAAGCGAAGTTCCTGCTGCTGAATTTGCGCTGGCGTTAAAGCAACTCCGTAACGCTGGGCGTTACGAGACGCTACGCCTTGCGTAAGAGCAGAAGCAACTCCCACGTCTTTTCGGGCTTGCTCTATAAGAGTCTTATCGGTACGCGCTTTATTAATAAGCTCTTCTTCAAACCCACGGTAGTTCTTTACGTAGTCAAGGTACTCTTGACGCGTGAGGTTAGCGTACGCTTGTTCCGGGTCTGATACGTTTGGTAGCGAGACGTAAGTAGATCCGCCGCCGCCAGTTACGGCTTGTTGCTGCCGCAAGGCTTCCATAACTTCAGGAGACAAAGTGGATATCATTTCTTAGCCTCGCGGAGCAAACATGCCGACTACTGGCGTGGACACAAGGTTAGTTTGTTTGGTGCTAGTAGCAGGTCTATTAAAAGCAGACGCCCCACCAGTGGGTGAAAAAAACCCAGTTGGGGATGTCGGCACTAAAAGAGAAGGCTGCACGGGCGGGGCCATAGACCCATATGTACTGTAGCGCAACCGATCACCGAGGCCAGTTACCAACTGCCCTGTTTTTGGGTCTTTAGGCGCATACCACTTACCGCCGCCAGCGATGTTTTCACCAGCCTGTGCAACGGCAGTAGACGCTACTTGAGCTGCAGCGGTTTGTTTAGCTTGTGCTACTTGCTGGTTAGCACGCGCCCGTTCCAAAGCTGAAGACGTAGCCAACCGGCTAGCTTGCGCCATGCCGCTCTGTGCATCAGCAGCTTGTCCGCGAGCGGTGCCAAGCACGCCGGTCTGCATCGTGTTCTGTACTTGATTTGCAGAGACATTCGCCACACCAAGCTGGCCGGTAAGGGCTTGGGCCATGTCGCTTGCAGCGGTGCTACTGGTGGCCTGCTGTATGCTTGGCGTAGAAATAGCCTGCATAACGTCGGCGTTAGCGCGGCCGCGAAGCCCAGACTGTACATCCTCGGTCAGCGACTTATCGCGCATCTCTTGCAGCAACGGGTCGTACTTTTGTTTGAAGTACTCGTACTCCGCCATAGCAACTGAGGCGGAAGCTTTTTCAGCTTCACTTGGCTTATAGTCTGCTGCCTTTGGTCTGCTGCTCATAGTGCCCTCGTATATACGACTGTATCTACAGTCCACCCGTTCGTTTCCAAGTGCGACATCAGACCCAGAAACGGGGACCTTGTCTCTAAGTAGCTATACCCCGCTTCTCTGGCAACGCGCTCGAAGAACGACTGGTACCTAGATACCAAACTATTCCCCTTTTCCTTGGCCCACGCGAGCCAAAGAAACATTGTCTTCTTTCCGGTGAAGTTATCGACCTCTGTTGTAGAGACTACGAACCCTTCACTTGTAACCCACAACACGGCTTGCCCATTTACACATGCCGCGTATACGTCTTCTGCTCGGTATGTCAGAGTCTTCGCATTGCGGAGGATCTCTTCTATACCTGGTTTAACCCAACCCCACTCTCTACGTACGTCAGATACGAAGGGCTCAACCGCCGCTACCGTACCTGTTTCTGCGCCGTGAGAAAGAGGAGTGAATACCGCCATACGCTACCTTCCTAGCAATTCCTGCATCAGCGTTTCGTGCGCGTCTGTCTGCTTGAGCTATACCTTCAGCAAACAAAGACCCGTACACCTGTGCCCCGGCAAAGTCAGTCCAGTCTTTGCTAGGCAAACGCAATAAACGAAACAGTGCGCCGTTGACGATGGTGTCGCGGTACTCCGACATCAGCTCGTCATCAGCGGTGGTAGAAGTCTGAGTGGGCTTCAGTTGCACACGCAAAATGGTGCTAGACGCTTTAGTTTCGTTGGGTATCGGCACCATCCAGAACAGTGACTGGCTGGTCTTTACGAAGTACTCCGGAGTTCCACGATTGTCAGCGTCTCGCCAGTTCTGCTTACGTTGCTCTAAGAGATTAGTGCTGATTGGCTCAATTTCTTTGCCATCATGAACTACCCACATGATCTTGTGCACTACCGTATCGGTAGGTGGCTCAAGATCATATTCGTAGATACCAGCAATCGTGGTAACGGGATCTAGCTCTGCTTGAAGAACAGCCGCTTTCTCACAGAGCTCAATAACCGCTGCGCGGATGTTGTTCTCGATGAGCGTGTCGGGGCAACCCGGCACCATCGGGATGATCTCTGGCAGGAGCGACTCATAGAGCGCCATGAGTTATTACCCCGCTACAGCTGGGACAGACGTTACTTGTCGGCTAGCGTCAAAGTTAGGCGAAGTAATAGCGTCGAGCTGCGCCTTACCGGTGATGGAGGACATAAACAACTGGAAGTGCGAAGAAGCTCGCTGCTGGTTACCAGCATACTCAGCATCCTTCATGTACGCCATGTAAAGAACATAGTTCATCACGGCATTTGCAAAGATATCTGGGATATCTAAGTTTCCGTTCTGTGCAACAGTCGTCGGGTTGGCCGAGTAAATAATCTCTACGTAAGAGGCAGCAGGCGACACGACACCTGGATACACGTAAAAGTTACGCGGGTTGGCCTCGTCGTAAATGTAATGTTTGATTACTGCAGCATGCGCAGCATCACCGGCTACAAGTGGGTCATGCCAGTCTGGGGTCTGAGCATCGAGCACTTCGCGCGAAACAATACGAACCGCTCGTTTGCCTACGCCGTTTAGAGCGGCAGACATGTTTCGGACAACGCGAAGCAGCCGGTTACCATCGCTAGGGATCTCCTGCTTGGTACCGGCTACGAGAGTAATAGTAGTGTTCTTAGCCGAAGCGTCCGGCTTTAAAAGGGCGATCTCACGCTGGGCATCATTGACCCAGAGTACGAGCTCATCTACCACCGGCCAACGAACACCCGTGGTGTCCTGCAGGGTCTTTTGAACTCGGTCAATAACGCTTTGTACGGTGACAGCCATGGTCTACCTCACGAATGAAGGAACGCCTCCCAAGCCGCTTCTCGATCTTCGGTGCTGACTGTTCGCCCGACAACGCGGTTCAACGCTGATGCCTTTGGCGCTCCGTCAGACTTGAAATCATCTGGGTCGCCGCTCTCTACGAGCTTTTCGATTCCAGTAATAACATCATCCAGCGTATGGACTTCCTCGAGCTCTTCTACGGAAGGGACATTATCTATCGTTACGCCTAACGGTTTTGCTACTGGCTCAGGTTTATTACTCTCAGATACTTGTTTTGCGCCTTGCTGCAGAGCCAGTAATCCGATTTCGTCGGATACCTCACGCTCAACCCCAGGAAAAAACAAAACACACGCACCGCTTAAAGTAGCTACCCGAATCTCTCGGTCCGAAATGACCTTCACAAAACCTCCTGGTTTAAAGAGAGTGGGAGGCCCCCTCCGAAGAGAGGGCCCCCCTCACAGCTTAGACGGCCGTGTCGAGCGCGATCACACCAAAGTCTTGGACGTTGGAAGTGACATCGCTGTTGTACTTCGGCTTGCGGAGACCGAAGATCTTACCGATCGAGATACCAGACTGATTCTGGTAATCGAAGGTATCTTCGACGATTTCCGGCAGACCGATGTCGGCCATAGCGAGAGCCTGAGCACCGCAGAAGAGAGCGCGACCACCAACAACGTTGGCGTTAGCACCCCACTTGTAGCCAGCGGCACCGGCGTTCGCCGAGGTACCAGTCGTCGCGCCAGCAGTGTTAAACACATGGCGGAACTCGTGGACCATCACACCGTCGACCATCAACGAGCTCGAACCAGCGAACAACTGGTTGCTCGGACCACGGATGCCAGCGTTACGCACGTTGGCAAGGAAGTCCGAATCGAGCTTAAGGGCCGCCATCTGCTGCGGCGTCACGAAAAGGTGGAACACCTCGTCGTTACCAGCGCCGCGAACACCACGGACGTACTGGTCCTTAGCATAGGCCTTCAGCTCAACCACATGACGATACTTCAGCACATCGGCCGTAGTAATCGCAGTCGTGTCACCGGCAATAATGTCGTTGCCTGAAACGCGAAGATGGCGAGCAGCGGTCGGGGCCGACACATCCGAGGCGAACTCAAGGCCCGACAGGTTCTGGCCAGAAGCCAACACCGGGCGAAGAGCACCGTTCGTCTTGTGCGTGTAAGCGACGCCGGCAAGCGTCAAGAACGCAAGCTGGTCCATACGATCAGCCATCGCGTAGGCGAGGGCGTCACGGGACGTCTCACGGAAGTTCACCACCGACTTCTGGTCAGCAAGGCGGCCAGCGATACGGTTCGCAAAGCGCAGCTGATCGAGCTCAATGGTGATGTCGTAAGCGCGGAGCGCCTCTTCGTTACCCTCGAGCGAGCTGTCACCCGTCACGCCGTCACCGGTCATGTCGGCCAACAACGTGATCACGGCCTTCGTGCCCTTGTCGGACTTCGTCAGCTCGGTGACCCGCTGGATCATCGCGTTAGAACCCGAACCAGCGAACTGGTTCACAAACGACATATTGCGAGCGACGCGCCAGAAGTCACGGCTCCACGCCGTGAGTTGATCACTAGTCAGCGCCGCAAAGTTAGTAAGAGCCATTTGGCTTCTCCTTGATATTGCGTTTAAAAATCTAGTAATGCACCTGCATTACTAGGCTACAGCCGACTTTATGGAGCGGCTAACCCGTTTCCCCGTATCGTGGGGTCACGACTTAGCGCGTATTTACGAGGCGCGACCTCGGCACGTTTAACGCCGTTGCAGGCGAAATCTCAAACGTTTTTAGCGTGTGCGACACGACCGGATATCGTTCCGGCGGACGAGTTCAGTTGTAGATTAGCAACACGAATAAAAGTTCGCAACTACTATCTGTATTTCGCTGTCTTTTTTGCA